ATACACCAGGTATGCTCAAGGCACCAGCTTTAGTGAGCAAGAGATGGTCACAACAGTGCGCTCTGCCTACAAGAAAGCATCCTATGGCATCAAGTACTTCGAGGACAAAGATACCTTTCAGAAGGTACGTCAGAAGCTCAAGAGCGGCATCACAGATGATGATATCAAAAAGCAGCTGAACGTGCGAGAGGATGTCATTGAGGACATCAAGAAAGAGATTCAGACTGGAGATGATATCTTCTGGTCGGTCAATGAGAAAGGTGGTATCACCATACAGCCATCAAATTACGCTGAATTCTTGGTCAAAAACGGATTCAATAAATACTATCCTGAGAATGCTGAGAAGCCGACCTTTGTCAGAGTCAAGGAGAACAAGGTCAAGATATCATCGGCTGAACAAATCAAGGACTTTGTGCTGAACTATCTCCAAGGCAAGGGAGAGATGGATGTTTGGAACTACTGCTCCAGGAACGCATTCCTCTTCAATGAGAACTTCATCAATATGATTGACAGCATCAACATCTTAATGCTCCAAGATAGCAAGGATGCATCGTATATCCCATTCAAGAATGGTGTTGCCAAGATATCCAAGACCAAAGTTGAGCTCAAGAGCTACATCGATGTGGATGGCTACATCTGGGAGAATCAAATCATTGAGCGAGATTTCACGCTGCTGGATGACTGCACCAATGATTTTCAAGATTTTGTCAGTAAGGTGTCAGCAGATGACAGCGGCAGAGTGGATGCACTGGAGACAACACTCGGCTATTTGATGCACACCTTCAAAGACAAGACTGACCAAAAAGCAATCATCTTCAATGACCAAGAGATTGATGACAACCCGAATGGTGGCTCTGGAAAGTCACTCATGTTGGCAGCACTTGGCAATCTTCGCAGAGTTGTCAAGATAGATGGAAAGAGCTTTAACCCATCAAAGTCTGATTTCGTTTATCAGCGAGTCAACCTGGACACACAGATTCTGGCATTCGATGACGTGCGTAAAGCATTCGACTTCGAGCAGCTGTTCAGCCTCATCACTGAGGGAATCACCGTCAACCGCAAGAACAAGGATGAGATATTCATCCCATTCAACCGCTCGCCAAAAATTGTCATCACAACCAACTATGTCATCAGTGGTGCCGGCTCTTCTCATGATCGCAGAAGGCATGAGCTTGAGTTCTATCAGTACTTCCACAGCAAGCGCAGCCCACTCGATGAGTATGGTCGACTATTATTTGACTCATGGGGTGATGAAGATTGGTTGAAGTTCGACAATTACATGGTCAAGAACCTACAAAAGTACCTGACAAATGGATTGATGAAAGCCATCAGCATCAACGCAGATGCCAAGCGACTCATCCAAGCAACGTGCAAGGACTTCTTTGACTGGGCTGAAGAGGGCAATCTTGCTCTTGATGTTTACTATTATAACGGCAGCAAGATTCAAGAATTCACCTCCGAATTCACATCATTCAAGGAGCTCGAGCCACGCAGATTCCTCAAATGGGTGCAGTCGTATGCTGACTACAAAGGATACAACCTGAACAAAGGTCGCAATCACAACGGCAGATATTTCCTTCTCGATTCGGGAACTCCCAAACCTACTCCAGAAGATGATGACATTTGGGATGAACTTAATGAAAAAGCGAAGCAATGAAAAATGACGGAATAATAAGCGTAACAATAGGAGATAAAACTTATAATGTTGAAGAATTTGAAACTATTTATGATGGAAATAATAAAATGAAATGTGAGTTTGATATTGAATTCATGGAGAATTATATTGATAATCAAAAGCAAAAGTTATTTGGAAATTCAACAACTCATGTTTTTATTTACGATGACTATGGTTGTTTGCAATTATTAGGAACTATTAAAAATACAAAACAATGACCAGACAACACAGACAACTACTCAAAGACCTCCAGCTCAAGCACAAGATGGAAAAGTATCCAACCATTCCACCGCATCTCATCGCCCTGGACCAATGGAATGACAACGGAGCCAATGCACTGACCAAGTCAATCATCGCCTTCCTTCAGTTCAGCGGATGTCAAGCCGAGCGAATCAACACCATGGGAGTCTATCGCAAAAAATACCGCACTGATGGAGTCGCCATCGGTGGTCAGTGGACCAAGGGCACCGGAACACCAGGCTCGGCAGATATCTCTGCCACGATCAAGGGACGTTCAGTCAAGATTGAGGTCAAGTATGGAAAAGATAGGCAGTCAGATGCACAGAAAGCATACCAGAAAGCCATCGAAGAGGCTGGTGGTGTGTATGTTATTGCAAAAGATTTTGAAGGATTCTTAAATTTTTATGAGCAGTTTTGCGAATCAATCAAATAAAAGCGTATATTTACGAATCAAAACAACAAAAACAACAATTTATGACTACAAAAAAAGCAGAGCCAATGAACATTTGGCAAAAATTACACGCTGCCAAGCAGCAAATCGGAAAGGTTGCCAAGAACGCAACGAATCCACATTTCAAAAAGAGCTATGCTGACATCAATGCGCTGCTCACAACAGTGGAGCCTATCCTCCACGAGCATGGACTGCTTCTATTGCAGCCAGTGGTGGGCAATGATGTGGTGACTCGTATCATCGACATCGACTCTGGTGAGGTCATCGAGTCATTCATGAGCCTTCCAGTCATCACAGACCCCCAAAAAGTGCTCGCTGCCGTCACTTACTTCCGTAGAGGTACTTTGCAGTCACTGCTCTCACTTCAGGCCGTTGATGATGATGGCAACACAGCAGCTCAAGGTGCAGCATCTAAGCCAACGATCACAGATGACCGATTCAAGAAAGCCCTCGAATCAATCGAAGCTGGCAAGTACACAGCACAACAGTTGGCTGCCAACTATGCACTCACTGAAGCTCAATCCAAAATGCTCGCACTATGAAATGGCATCCATCGCAAATCGGTAAGCTGATGACCAATGGCAGAGCCAAGGACAGCATCGGTGAAACAGCCAAGAGCTACATCAAGGAATGTGCGAAGCAAGACTTTTATAACTACACCACAGAACTCAGCACAAAAGAGATAATGAAGGGTAGAGAGCAAGAGCAAGATTCAATTGATTTATTGAATTCAGTAAGGTTCACCAACTACGTCAAGAATGATATAACCATCGAGAATGACTATCTCATCGGCACAGCTGATATCGTCATCGAGCAGAGAATCATTGATATCAAGACACCTTGGTCTCTTAAAACATTCCCGGCACTTGTGGAAGATGCAGTCAATCCACTCTATGAATGGCAGCTCAGAGCTTATATGATGCTCTATGATAAGCCATGTGCCGAGCTCATCTACTGCATGGTGACTACCTGGGATGAATTCCTCAACGAATACGAGAACCTCCAGCTGCACAGAGTTGACCACATCAACCCTGAGAAGCGAATCACAGCTCTCTGGTACGATAGAGATGAAGATATTGAGGCCAAGATGGTTGCTCGCCTTAAAGAAGCATCCGAATTATATCACGATTATTATGAACAATTGAATCAGAAGTAAAATGAAAACAAGTCAATTGAAAACAAAATTCATTAGCGTTAGACTTACTGAAAATCAATATAAATCATGGAAAGAATGTCTTAAAAAAACTGATTTGACGAGTACTCAAATGATAGGTAGGTTTATAAATTGGATGAAAGATTCTAATAAAATTGAAAATAAAGAGTTGATTAAATCAATTGCCAGGATGCAAGCGGAAGCAATTATTCAAAGCAAATCTGAGCATGAACTACCTTGGGAGGTTGATGAATATAAAGAATACTTAGTAAAAAAATTATTAAAACGATAAATAACAAATAAAAATGGAAGAGCTAAAAGCAAAAGGCACCATTCACCACCTTGGTGAAGCCAGACAAGTAAGTGAGAAGATGAACATCAGAGAGTTTGTGCTCTCAATTGGTGACAAGTATCCGCAGTTGGTACAATTTCAAGCTGTCAATGAGCGAGTGAGATTCCTGGATGGAGCCAAAGTAGGTCAAGAATGCGAGGTCAAGTTCGACTTGAGAGGTCGTGAGTACAACGGAAAGTATTATGTCAGCCTCAATGCTTGGGATATCCGCATCGCAACAGCAGCAGCACCATCAAAACCAATCTCAGATGAAATCGATGACGATTTACCTTTCTGATGGCGAGAACATTCGGGACTTCATCCACAAGGAGTTGAGGTCCCGACTCTCAAAACGCTACAAAATGACCCATTTGGCTGAGGATATGAATCTCAGATACTACACACTGAACCGATTTATGAGAGGTCAAGGTGCTGGTGATGAGTTCTACATTCAAGCCTTCAACTTTCTAATGAAATGAAGTACTTTATCGCATACATAGGCACCAAGAATGACAACCTCGATAAGCTGGTTGCAAGGGTGCACGATTTATTCAACATGATGCCAGGTGTCAACACTTGCATTGTGATTACCATCTCGGATGAAGTGCACATCTCTGAAGTGACTCCAGAGGAATTTTATGAACAATGGTCAAGCCTTAACTGATATGAACTTAAAACTATTAGTAGAAGACCCAATCGTGCTCAAAGTACTGTCCAAGTATTCTGAGCGCAGCCAGCTCGGCATCCAGAAATATGGGCGCACTTTAGATCGTGATGACTTGAGCCTCACCGATTGGCTGAATCATCTCCAGGAAGAGCTGATGGATGCCACGCTATATATTGAGAAGCTGAAGGCAGATTTGAAGCAAGCGCAAAAGGCAGCTTTAATTGAGTTGACCAATATGGACAAGGATAAGGGGTAAAAGTTGCCACATATCTTAAAACGAAATGTAAACTAAACCAGAACAATGAAGATACAAACAGAATTTTTAAGAGTAGGTGAGGCTACAACCTACCACGAGCAGTATTTCGAAACGCAAACGCTTGGAAAACTATCTTCAAGCAATTGGCGATTGATTCAAGACTTGGTTGATGACTTGGCGCAAATATTGAGTGAGGGTAAGCAAGTGAATATTGATGTGCAAATAATAGACAATGAAAGCAACACTACACTTTGACCACGATGAAAGGGACGAGCTACAAGACGCGATAAATGCGTGGAAATGGAAGCAAATTTGTCACGAGCTTGACCAAGAAATGCGCTCGGTGGTAAAACACGGATACATTGGAAAGAAAGAGGCAACTGAAGCAGAAATGGAAGTAACTCACTACTGGAGAGATAAACTCCGCGAATTAATAAACGAAGACAACCTAAACCTATGAGACCCGACAAAGAATACCTCGCAGCACTCACCACGATGATACTCGTGACGGCAGTGGCTATCATATTGATTTTTAAAGTTATCTTTGAGCTATGGAACTGATACTCTCATATCTGGCACTCGGGTGGCTGATTGCCAACTTCGAGCCTCTGCACTGGGTCATCGACCTACTATTCATCAAGGTCATCCCAAGCACAAAGCTCGGTGATTACATTCATGCTGGCTTTGGTTGCTGGAAGTGCACGTCATTTTGGACTGCTTTGGCACTTTCAGGCAATATATATACGGCAGCAATCACAGCGATGGGTGCCTACATCATCAGCGAATGGATAGAGAGCAAATAGATTATATCACAGCAGTGCAAGAAATGGATGAGAAAGAACGTCTCACCAAGAAAGTGCTGAACCAACTCAAGCGCATCAAGGTCAGCGTGACCGGAAAGCCTGACAAGGAATGCTTCTGCTCGCAAATCAGACGCAAAATCTGGTACAAAGACTTCACCAACTGGTATGAAGGCAACTCTTGACCGCTACATATCGTCTCACTATGAGGAGCTGTATCGCTATACCAGGTACTTCTGCTCCAAATACAATCCAAAACTGACGATTGATACCGTC